CCGGTGTGCGAACGCACGCCGTTTCGGATCCGTTTACCATAGCTTTCTTTCGGCCTAAGAGCCCGAAAGCGTTGCCGACCCCAAATCCCATTACTGGGAAATACGGAGCGATCCCTCGTAACACGCACGGGTGCGTGGTCAGAAAAGGCGTTAACTACGCCGCTAACCAAGCCCCCGATGTCGCAATCTTCCGTGGCAGTTGGGATATCCCAGCCGGCTCGGACGCTTACGATTCTGCAAACATTCGTGCCCTCACCAGCTTTTTGGTCGGTTGTCTTAACAACCAATCGCAAGGGTTGGGTGATATGTTCTGCAATGGCATTATCTAGAGTCCCTCTGATAGTGCTACGCGTGTTAATCTTTTTGTACAATTCCGTCTTAAAGAACGAGGAGAATGAACGTGGAATACCACCCGGTTGCTCTTTATCAAAGCATACAAAACGACCTCTGTCAGGTCAAAGGTTACGAAGACTTAAAAAGCCTTAGTAATCCTCCTCCTGATAGTTCGCCAACGCTTGCTGCGGCTTTCAGCCTTCGTGATTCGTTCCTTAAAAAATTAAGGGTTACGAATAGCGAAAAAGCTGATACCGCATGCCTGCTTAACTTTCTTACAATCAATTCTAGATGTAAGGAGTGGCGATGTGACATACCGAACAGTAAGATCGAGACTCTATATGGTCTCTTTAAGGAGAATCTCTACAGATTCTTCGACCCTTCCTGTTTCCCGGATGATCTACTTTCTTATATGAAGGCAGGTCGTACGGGCCCTGGTGTCACGACAAGTAGCCAGTGTACTGATTTGTACTCTAAGCTATTCAGCTCAACCTTGAGCTGTAAGTCGGATCTTATATATAATCTATATAAGCGCTCAAATAGCCTACAGCCCCTCTGGGAACAGGCGGAATCTCACCGCATTCTGACCCATGGGTTGCCTATTATAAGCGATGCTAACAGGCTCTCCTTTGTCCCTAAGTATACGTCTATTTCTCGTTCCATATGTATCGAGCCGACGCTTAACATGATTTTTCAGTTAGGCATAAGCAGCTACATCGAGAAAAGATTAAATTCTTTCTTTGGCATTGACATTCGTCATCAGCCCGAAAAGAATCGTATGCTATGTAGGAGGGGATCTCGATCCGGTCTTTTTTCGACCATCGATCTATCCTCGGCTTCGGACTCGATTAGTCTGTTCATGGTCCGGGATTCTTTTCCCAGATTCATGACGTCTATTCTCGAGGCTGCACGTTCCGTGCAGTGCCAAATACCTACATATGGCCTCTGTATACCTCTTAACATGTTATCCACTATGGGTAACGGGTATACATTCTCGCTTCAAACATGCATCTTCGCATGTGTGGTTAAAGCGGTCTATAGTTTTCGTGGCATGTCTGTCACGTTTCCTCGTAATGAGGAACATGGAAACTTTGCTGTCTTTGGTGACGACATTATTGTCGAAACCGAAGCAGATCGTGATGTTAGGGAACTTTTAGAGTTCCTTGGCTTCACCATCAACAAAGATAAATCCTTTTCTATAGGGCCTTTTAGGGAGTCTTGTGGTGTTGACTACTACTCCGGTGTCAACATTCGAGGGG